GACGAAGTGAGAGGAGTAGATGAGTGATGCAGAAGCTCGATATCTTACTCGACCCAGAGGATATGTGGCTGTTGGATGAATGTGCATGGAGCCTGCACTCACTTGGCTACGCATACAACAGCCATCGTGGTATCTGGCTCCATCACTGCATCATAGGCTATCCGATCTGGGAAGGTGATGAGGTAGATCACATCAACCGGATCAAGTTAGATAATCGTCGATGCAATCTACGCTATGTGTCCAGGTCACAGAACCAACTGAACCGGGACTTCTCAATCAACGCCAAGCACATCTACATGAATGGCAACGGCTACTACTTCATCCAGATCAAGCGCGCTGGACACAAGTGGTATCGTGGCACGTTCGAGACGATGAGTGAGGCACAGGCAGCACTTAGTGTGCTAATGGAGGAAGTAAATGCCATCAGTCAGTAGACAGCAGCAACGATTGATGCATGGCATTGCGTCAGGCAACATCAAGCCAGGCAAGGGCAAGCCAGATAAAGCTACAGCGCAGGACTTTGTGCGTGCCGATCATGCGCGTGGCTCGACCACACTGCCGAAGAAGATCGCCCATGCTGTACTGAGGAGCAAGTGATGCCACTCGATAACGTCACACCCATCCGTCCACTACCTGACCGCTCACCGTTCGACCGCTACAACACACCCAACTCTCCAATTCTTTTCCCAGTCGGTGAACGACCAGTCGGGTGGCGCATGCGGACAGGTGAGTACCAGAACACACCGAACCACAAAGCCATCATCCGTCTCAGCCACACAGGTGACTCGGCAGTGCTGCTCAACGTGGTGGGCAGCACATACAAGGTGGTGCACAACCGTGAACTGCTTACCAACATGGAGGACACCATCACCTCACTGCTACCAGCCGACCAACTCGAAGGCGTGCAGGTGAAGGACAGGGCTGCCCACTACGGACGCGTGTGCTTCCGTGAATACGTGTTCCCAAACATCCGCTGTCGCATCGGTGGCAGTACTAGAAGTGCCATCGCCTTCCGCATGATTGTGCAGAACGGCTACGGTGGATCAGCACTGCGTATCCATGCTGGGGCCATCGAGTTCTACTGCACCAACGGCATGATCAGTGGTGAGTACTCGTCAGTCTACAGGCGACACACATCCGGTGTGACACTGCATGGCATACCGAACGTGGTGACGAAGGCGCTGCTGCAATTCAGTAACGACGCCGAGCGTTGGAAGGTGTGGGCACACAAGCCTGTCCAGCACGAGGCCGCAATGAACCTATTCAGGTCACTGGCAGTCAGTAACAAAGCCAAGGACAATCTCATGGACCAATACATGCGCGAACAAGATCACCGTGGCAACAGCCTGTGGTCAGTGTATAGTGCCCTCACCTACTACGCGTCCCATACGGACGGCGCGTTCGGCCTACGCAAGATGGTAGGAGAACAAGACAGTGAAGCCACTACCATGCTCACACGCGAACTCAACGTGGCCAAGTGGTTGCACACGCCCGAGTGGCGTGCGCTAGAGGATGCCTAGCAAGCACAAGCAACACTACACGTTTGCCATCAACTACCTGAAGCTCTTACCTGCCAACGCCGGTAAGCCAACTGCGTTCGCCATCAATGGGCCAGAGGTGTATGTCATCACCGACGCGAACAAGCACTACACGTTCCGTGGTGAGAAGCTAATCGAGCGTATACTCTGGCCTATTGAGGCTGAGCGTCATTTGACATAAGCACACACACGTGCTATACTTACACTACACTAGAGAAGGAGAGATGAGACGAGCAACAGCCGTCACCACTCAACACGTGTTGACCATGTTCGACAAGGAGACCTTACATGTTAACGGCTACCGATGCGAACCTACTACGCAGCAAGCTCGACAAGGCAGTCCTCAACATCGGCAGGACCAACGGCACCAAGCTGCCAGCCACTAAGTCAAACACCGAGGGTGTAGCACTTCAGTACTGGTTGTGGAGCCATGTGGCCAAGCAGGTAGAGGCACTGCGCAAATCTGCGTCGCGTGAGGCCATCAAGGTGGGCGTCATCTTCGATCACACCAAGGACCCACAAGACCCAGGCACAGAGAAACTCATCTACCGCAGTGACAGCGTGTTCGTCACACTCAAGGTTGCCAACCCGTCAACGCGTGTTGACAACGACACACTGATCCGAGAACTGCGCAAGGCTGGTGTCAAGCAGACAGTGCTGGACAACGCCATCATCGCAGCAACCAAGACCAACAACGCCCCGCACTACTTCTCAGCCAACCTCGTAGAGAAGGCCGAGTAGACTACAACCCGGTGTCGTGCCACAACACGACACCGGGTTGCCTACAGGGGAACGTGCATGCATGAGGTGATACACTTGCAAGTCAAACCCAAGATGGAGGCATTCAACCATGAAGGCCATCGCTACATCCTCAAGTTTGAACCCAACGCAACGCCAGATGAGCGTTGGAGTTGGGCGGTCGAATACACCGTCAAGTATCATTACTTTGGCGCAGCAGAAACCAGTGACTTAGCCGCGCGCCGTGCCAAGTCGCAAATCAACAAGCTCCTGAGACGGGAGACACTGAATGAGTGACGCTTCGAACCTCGAAGCAGTCCTTACGGCGTATGACACCCCCACACAACGTGCATCAATCGCCAACATGGCGGTTGCCGATCTAGAGGCGATGCTACACGACATACGTGAGCGTCGCCTTGTTGCTGTTAGGAAGCTAGAGGAACTGGCACAAGTCAAAGCAGACGAGGCCAGACTGGAACTGTTCATGAAGTATGAGCGTGCACTCATCACAGCACGCCGTGCAGTTGCCAAGGCTGACGAGGCCGAGACCAAGTTGGAAACTGCCATTCACAAGGTGCGTCTATTGGTGATGGCGATACACATGGAGGTGGGATAGCATGCCTGCGCCTGTACGTGCACGCGATTTGCGTGCCAACATCAAGGACTACGGCTTCGAACAAGGTGTGGTCGTAACCATCGAGTCGTTCCTTGACGAGTATGCTGAGACACGTCAGCATCTCCGTGACGTTGTTGACCTGCTGGATAGAGTGATCAACGAAGTGCAGAAGCTCACCACGGTTGGCGACGGCATGGCAAAAGCAATCAACCAGATGAGACGGGACGCACAGAATGAGGAGCCAAGGGAATGAGTACGAGGCATCCTTCCGCCTTGCCACACCAGCGGATGCACACTTAGACACCTACGACCACACCAAGCTCGCTGCACTCAACACGTGTCCTACGTGGGGTATCCTGCGCTACCAGATGCACAAGGTCATGCCCAGTCGTGGCAGATCACTCGCGTTGGAGTGTGGCAAGGCAATGCATGAGTGCTTCGCATTCATTCGCCTGTGCAACCTCATGGAGGACTTAGAGAAGCAGCACATGGCTGACCAGGGCACCGCTTTGTGGAACTACCACGGCATACGCCTGTTTGGCCAGGAGCGGTTCGAGCACATCTGTGCAAGCATTCAGGAGAGCAGCGACCTGATTGAGATGTGCAAGCGCGGTGCCATCGCAGTGCTAGACACCAGCGGCTTCTACGACGATCCACGTGACAAGCGGCGCACGCTGTCCAACATGGAGGAGTGCATCTTCGCATACATCAACCGGTGGCGTTGGGACCAACCGGTGTGGGTGCGTAACCCGAACGACCCACAGTCAGACGTGGGCATTGAGATCGCATTCGACTTGGTAATTGAGATCACCGGCCAACACATGTTGACGTGCAGACTGACCGGCAAGATCGACGGTATCCACTGGAACAGCCAAGGCAACCTCGTCATACACGACAACAAGACAGCATCGCGACTCAATGATGCGTGGGCCATGAGCCAAGTCATCAACCACCAATACACAGGATACTGCGTGGCTGCGTCGGTATTCACACAACATGTGGTAAACCACACCGAAGTAATTGGCCTTGCAGTCCCACTACCGAAGTCGTATGACTACGGTGGGTTCCTAAGAGAACTGTCAACAAGGGAGGTGCATCACTACGAACGCTGGCTATACTGGCTAGTCCACACGGTGCTCATGTACAACGCCTACACAGGCGATCCGTACGCAGCACCCAAGTACACCCACTCCTGCAACCGCTACTTCCGTCCGTGCGCATTCATACCATTCTGTGATGCGGACAACGAGGAGCAGCGCGTCATCGTGTCAGAGATGGAGGTGGACGAATGGTCACCGCTGCACAAGGAGGTCACGGAAGGCGTCGGCATCGAATAGTCACACAATGGAGGTTGGTAATGGACGAGATTGAGTGGAAGCAACTCTACAACGAGGCAGCAGACACAGTGACACGCATCACTGCACCTGAGACGAAGGAGGCACTGGCACTGATCCTGCACCTCGTACACGAAGTCAACGACAGGCTCACCGAATACCTGGACTCCCTAGACGATGAGTGACGGACCACCACGCCTCGGTGGAGTGCCAGTTCTCACACCAGATGCGACACACATGCGTCTCGCAATGCTACTGTGGGGAGACGCCGGGTGTGGCAAGACGACCCTCGCTGCAACCATGCCAGGACACAAGCTGTTCGTGCAGTTCGACCCAGACGGTGCACTGTCACTCGCTGGACGTGACGACGTGAGTGTGCTGGACCTGAGTGCAGAGAACCCAGTCACTGTCATGACGCAGTTCCGCACACCTGATCCATACGGCCTCGGTGACTACCTACGCAAGCATGCTGAGGTGGAGACGGTGGTGTGGGACAGCATGACCACACTCGCATACATGGCACTGCGTGAGGCAGTGACACGCAACCAACGCTCATCACTCGAACAACCAGGCATGCATGGCTACACGTGGCGCAACTCC